TGGCGATTTTACTGTCGCTATTGATCTTGAGGCACAGGATTAATTCATGGTATTAGAGCGTGTAATTCGAACATTACCAGTACCAGGTACTACGCCACGTGGTATTGCATTTGACGGTAGAAGTTTATGGCTGCTGGATTCAGCGGCTGTTACTTTATATCAACTGTCAATAGCATCTGGGACTATTATTAGATCAATGGTAGTACCCGATGCTACTACCATTTCGTCAATTGCTTTTGACGGTAGGTTGCTTTGGATATCCGATTTTGGTAACGATTTATTCATTCAACTAGATCCACAGAATAATAAAATTGTTCGGTCATTTGGTGCGCTCCCTTCATCGCTTAACTTAATTAACATGGGTTTTGATGGGCATTATATTTATAGCGGAACTGGCGCGGTTATATATGTTCTAGGGATTAACTCTGGTACTTTAATTCGTACTCTCAACTTGGATGCGGGTACGTCATGCAGGCAAATTGCTTTAACCGGTAATACAACGGCATGGGTTACAGATACAACTTCGGATATAATTATAGAAGTATCATTAGAAGATGGTAGAACTATCAGATCTTTTACCGCGCCATCTACGGAGCCAGCAGGATTAACCTTTGATGGTGTCAATCTTTGGCATACTGATTTTACCGGAGATTTAATCTATCAAATCTCGGTAACCTAAGAGAGATTAATGAATGCAAGATTATTATATTGGCTTAGAATGCATGATCCCACTTATGGCATTGTACCGCCAATTGAACAAAAAGGAGAATGGATACCTCAATTTGGAGATGATTCCTTAGATGGTACTGGTGAAGGACAAGTATATAGTGTACAAGTTGGCGGATATGTCAAGATTGGTTCACAAGTATTTATTCAAGGTCAATTAGCACTTACATCCTTTGGAACATTAACTGGCACCGAAACAATGCGCATACTGGGCTTACCATTCCCATCAATCAATATCCCAGGGAATACGGGTGGTATACGCATTAATTTTGCAAGTGGATTAAATCTTCCTAAGGCAGGCGGCATGGGTGGATTTATTAGCGCTAATTCGGAAGTCATTGTTATTACATTAGATGATGTGACTACTGGACCAACGGGTCTATTAGTTTCCGAGTTTTCATCGGATGGTAATATTATATTTTCAGGCTCTTACCGAGCATCTGAATAATAAGGATAAAAAAATATGGCTACAAGTTCAGATTCATACGGAACTACTACCGGCGTAGAACGATTAATTGGAGATATCTTTGTCTCTAGAACTATATCTTCTACTACTGTTCCGACACTTGCTCAAGTAGAATTATCTATTGATGATATTGCATCTGAGATGAATAGAGAATTATTGGCAACTGGATTTATAGCGCCAGTCTCGACTACGGTGAATCCGATAGAGGCCAGGTGGTTAGAGTCCATTAATAACTATGGCGCTGCTGCTATTATATTAGGCTCTATACCCATGACGGCTATTGCTCCTGGTTCTGAAGATGCCGGTACGAATCGTATGGAGATGTATCAGGTATTCTTTAATCGAGCTTTAACTTCTATTCGGGATAATCGCTTTACTGCTGCTAGGGTTAGAGGTAGATTGGGGGCTGTCTTTAGTGGTAGTCAACAAGATGCAGATGGGAATCGGAAGCTACCCATGTTCACACGTTCTGATGGACGAGATCCTGCATCGGAAAGTTTGATCGAGTAAGGAGATTTCAATGCCTGGTATAGTGAATCGTTCTCAAGGCAATATTTCAGTTAATCAAATTCAATTTGCCGCTACAGGCGCCTCTACTAATGCCAATAGTTTAGACTGGTATGAAGAAGGTTTAATTGTCGCAGGCTTGATGGATACTTCATCTGATTCTACTGGTGAAGGACAGACATACGGTAGCCGTGGGGGTGCGTTCACACGTATTGGGAATCAAGTATTATTTAATTTCATCATTGTGGTTACTGGTACAGGAACTTTAAGTACAGGTGATCAGGCTTTAATATCGGGATTACCATATAATGCATCAACAAGCGTTACCGATCAATTCACGCCAGTGTATATAGCCAGTGCTGCTGGATTGACTCTAGGCGCTGCTGATCGCGTTGTTACGGGTGTCATTGTAGAAGATCATATCAATCTAGAATTATGGGATTCATCGGCTGGTACTACACCTTTATTAATTCAGGAATGTTCAAGTAGTTTTGAAATGCAAATCTCTGGTCAGTATAGGGTATAGCTTATATGACTGGTTGGAGGATATAAATGGCGAATTTAGAAAGGGGATTATATCTAATCCCAGATTCAACTCTAGGCATGATCACCAGATATGAATACGATAGATTATCGAATGTTTTAAGTGCTGATCAAACCACAGCCGATGCGGTTCAAACTGTAGCGGCATTTAAAGATCATACATCAGTCTTTAATATATTCGTGAAAGATGTCGAATCATTACTACATCCATCTATCACGTCATTGGCATCACACAGAACTGTATTCACTAAATGGAAAAATAGCACTGAGGAGCCAGAGAATCAACTAATCATGCGTCATACGATATACGATTTAGATAATACTACCACAGTCATTCTAATGACTTATACTGATACAGATGCCACTATTACATGTAACTCTGCTAAGGCTTATCGCATTAACTGGTCAGATTATAAGTATTACATTGAAAAAACTAATGAATTCGTGGATCAAGTCAGTAAGTTTTAAGTAGGTTTGAAGTATGTCGTTTACCACTATAGTCGATGGCGTTATTCGCACAATTACCAAGCATGCCGATTACTCATGCAATAGTGTTTACTTCGAGGATTATCGTCATCTCGGCGCTGGTCAAGCTCGCTACGTGGCCATTTCCCATGCTGGTTTCTCACGGGAAGAATTAACCTTTGCTAATATAGCACATGTATGGAATGTACAACTAGATATTTACAGCAAATATACTGGTGAAATTCCTACTACTAAACGAAATGCCTTAACTGATATGCAGAATATCCTTGATACTTTAGAAGTCTGGCCTCGACTCTCGGATACTACTGGTGTCAATAGCTATGAGATAGCGTCCATCGGCCCTATTGAAAACATGCAACCTGGCGCTGGACGGAATGCCCATGTCAAACAACAGATCTTTTTAAGTGTCTCAGAAGTCGTATGTCCTGAAAGGAGTGAATAACGTGGCAACCTCAATTATAGTGGGGATGGGTGAAGTTGGGCGGGCTCTACATCAAGTGTTATCCAAGGTGCATATAGTGATAACCTATGATAGTAAAAACTCTTATTTCCCTACAGTTGGCTATGAAGATGGTTTAAAGGTCTTACATATTTGCTTCGGCTATGATGATAATTTCTCTGCTAGCGTTAAGCAATACCAGAAGCTATTCCAGCCTTCCCATACCATCATCCACTCTACTACACCTGTAGGCACTTGCAAGGCTCTAGAATCCTACCACAGCCCCGTTAGAGGTGTGAAACCTTACTTAGCTGAATCTCTCATTGGCTTTACAACTTATTTGGCTCCGAAGAATACAGAACTCAAAGCTTATCCTTATTTAAGTATTAAGTCCAAGTTCCAAGAGTAACAACGCCTTCCACTTGCATATCTACTCTGCCGCTAATAGCACTAGCGACTCGGCCGGTAATGACATTAGATCGGACCCATATATTACCACTAATCCTACGGTTGACAGGAGAAGCACCTGAAGAACTGCCCGTAGGTCCATATGCGAATGGTGTAGAACTTGACATATCAATTAGATTATCTAAAATAATATTGATACCAGATGTGGTAGCAGCATCATAAAGATACTCTAACGTAGCGGTCCCATTCCACAGTGAGCGTGTAAAGGTTCTGCCACTGTCTCCAATCTTGCTGGTATCGATAAGTTCTTTAGTTCCAGGTAGACCATCTATACCAGTTAAGAACTTGGATAGATCACGAGTCGAAGTTCCATTGCTATCCACTATAGTAAAGATTTGGTCCCTAGCATCATAGGGTGGTCTTGCCATGTTAGCTCCTCCTGTATTGGGATATTAATCTTTGAGTCATGCGATTGACAATACCTTGAATTTGTAAGCTTAAAGCCTGTGCTACTCGAATATGATATGGATTGGGTTTAGTGCCTGGATGATTAACTTCGGTTGCGAAGAAATCTTGTCCACCTTCTGCTGCTCCACCACCGCTGGCCCAATGTAATGCCTTTTTATATCGTGGTAAAATCTTATGAGGCTTAGTTCCTTCTCTTACAAAAACCCCATAAGCTTTACTATCATACATTGGAGGGGTGCGAGCCGGTTGCTTGATTTGTAAGATTTGTTCTTTAATCCCAATCCCTATTACTTTAGCTGCAAATAATTCAAAGAATGTGGACTTGGCTAATTTACCCGTAACCTTAGGTGTTGCATCGGCTAATGGTCCAGTACCCTTAGAAGGTACAAATGTCTTACCTATCTCTCGTAGTCCATCATTAATAACTATGCCGGTAAAAGGCCCTTGAAGCTTGCGAGTTGCTGCAATAGCTTCATTAAGACCTTGAGTTTCTATGGTAATGTTAAACTGCGGTTGAGTCATCGTGATACTTTTTAATTAATGCTACCAAGCCACTGCTCTCAATTAACTTATCCATCCCAGGTAAAACGCAATGACCACCTATAGGTCCATCCATATGTTCAAGTATTGGCCTGATATAGTTTGCCATTCCTAACGCATTATATCCGTTGTTATACGTGTGTGTAAAGTGTTTATAGGCAATATTGTAATCGACTTGATTCTTAACACACCAATTATACATTTCCTTTTCGAGAATAATAGTAAAGGCATATGCGGTTAAATCCCATAGCTTACCCGCTTCAGTAGTATTAGAATCAGCAATGCACTTGACATCCATGCCGGCAAGTTGGAGGTAAGCTTTAAGTTCTGTATTCTTCGGCGCCAAATAAGTTGTAAAGCCAATGAGGGATTCAGCTAAGTAAGGTTTAACACCTCTAACGGGGCTGTGGTGCGATTCTAGGGCCTTGCAAGTCCCTACAGGTGTAGTAGAGTGGATAACCGTATGAGTGGGCTGGAATAGCTTCTGGTATTGCTTAACATTGGCAGAGAAATTATCATCATAGCCGAAGCAGATATGTAAGACCTTTAAACCATCTTCATAGCCAACCGTAGGGAAATAAGAGTTTTTACTATCATAGGTTATCATCGTATGTGCCTTAGATAACACTTGATGTAGAGCCCGCCCAACTTCACCCATCCCCACTATAATTGAGGTTGCCACGTTATTCACTCCTTTCAGGACATACGACTTCCGAGACTGATAGAAAGATCTGTTGCTTGACATGGGCATTACGTCCAGCGCCAGGTTGCATATTTTCAATAGGGCCGATGGACGCGATTTCATAACTATTAACGCCCGTGGTATCTGAGAGACGAGGCCATAATTCAAGAGTGTCAAGGATATTCTGCATATCGGTTAAGGCATTAGTTTTAGTCGTTGGAATTTGGCCAGTATACATGCTATACAAGTCTAGTTGTACATTCCATACATGTGCTATATTCGCAAAGGTTAATTCTTCACGTGAGAAGCCAGCATGAGAAATAGCTACATAGCGGGCTTGACCAGCACCTAAATGCCGATAATCCTCAAAGTAAACACTATTGCATGAGTAATCAGCATGCTTGGTAATTGTGCGAATAACGCCATCGACTATATTGGTAAACGACATAATGCAAACCTACTTAAAACGCATTAATCCATTGAACAAGAAAATTGTTTTGCTCAATTATATTCCGGAAATCTACCCAATTTAATACCTGTGCACCTATTGGATTGATTGTTATTGTATCCAATCCATTGTATTCAATAACCCGTGTGATACCGCTGCCATTTAGATCAGTAATCTCATGTTTCCATACGATAGAATCTGGTTCAGATGTACTATCTTTTTCTTTCACAATCTCTAATTTCCATGCATTTAAAGGCTTCGCTAAAGAAGGTCTTAATTGATTTTCAACATCTTTTATGAAAGTATTGAATACGGTAATAGTATTTTTATATTCCTGTTTCGTTAATATAACCGATCCAGTAGTGCCATCTATAGTAATATTGTTATGTAAATTATCATATTCATAACGAGTAAAGAAGCCAGTTGTAGAATCTGGGATTAGATATAATCCTCGTTCTAAATTAGCCATTCATAACCTCCAACTGATCATGTAAATTATACTCTATAATGACCAGAGATTTGCATTTCAAAACTACTTGAACATTCCTGAATTAATAAAGGTGTAGTACCAGCCGATGAATCCCATAGTTCTAGATTGATATGATCTTCTACAATCACGCCTGTGACAACGCGATCAGCAGCACCTAGAGTCAATCCAGTAGCACTGGCTATAAATACTGGTGTGAATTGATCGGTAACACTGGTTGATGCATTATATGGTAATCCCGATATCAAAGCCTGATCACCTGTACTTAAAGTTCCTGTACCATTAACCACAATGATGAGATTAAATAATACTTGATTTCCAATACGTGTGAACGCGCCCCCACGGCTACCGTATGTCTGTCCTTCACCCGTAGAATCAGATGAAGTATCCATCAAGCCCGCTACAATTATACCTTCTTCATACCAGTCTAAACTATTGGCATTAGTAGAGGCGCCTGTAGCGGCAAATTGAATTTGATTAACTGAAATATTGCCTTGAGAACGATTCACTATACCAGGCATTGAAATCTCCTTACTCGATCAAACTTTCCGATGCAGGATCTCGTCCATCAGAACGCGTAAACATGGGTAGCTTCCGATTCCCATCTGCATCCTGCTGACTACCACTGAAGACCGCTCCTAATCTACCTCTAACCCTAGCAGCAGTAAATCGATTATCTCTAATAGAAGTTAAAGCTCGATTAAAGAATACCTGATACATCTCCATACGATTCGTACCGGCATCTTCAGAACCAGGAGCAATAGCCGTCATGGGTATAGAGCCTAATATAATAGCAGCAGCGCCATAGTTATTAATGGACTCTAACCACCTGGCCTCTATCGGATTCACCGTAGTCGAGACTGGCGCTATAAATCCAGTTGCCAATAATTCTCTATTCATCTCAGATGCAATATCATCAATAGATAATTCTACTTGAGCAAGTGTCGGAACAGTAGTAGAAGATATAGTTCTAGAGACAAAGATATCTCCAATTAATCGTTCTACGCCGGTAGTAGTTCCGTATGAATCTGAACTTGTAGCCATATTTTTTTATCCTTATTATTCAGATGCTCGGTAAGAGCCTGAAAATATAATATTACCATCCGATGAAAACTCGGAAACTAATAGACCCGTTGGTCCAGTAGTCACATCATCTAATGTAATAACAATGACTTCCGAATTAGCGCTAATAAATCCACCCATGCCGCCTGCCTTAGGAAGATTTAATCCACTTGCAAAATTAATGCGTATACCACCCGTATTCCCTGGGATATTGATTGATGGGAATGGTAAGCCCAGTATGCGCATTGTTTCGGTGCCAGTTAATGTTCCAAAGGATGTAAGTGCTAATTGACCTTGAATAAATACTTGTGAACCAATCTTGACATATCCGCCAACTTGTACACTATATACTTGTCCTTCACCAGTACCATCTAAGGAATCATCTCCAAATTGAGGTATCCATTCTCCTTTTTGTTCAATTGGCGGTACAATGCCATAAGTGGGATCATGCATTCTAAGCCAATATAATAATCTTGCATTCATTAATCTCTCTTAGGTTACCGAGATTTGATAGATTAAATCTCCGGTAAAATCAGTATGCCAAAGATTGACACCATCAAAGGTTAATCCTGCTGGCTCCGTAGATGGCGCGGTAAAAGATCTGATAGTTCTACCATCTTCTAATGATACTTCTATAATTATATCCGAAGTTGTATCTGTAACCCATGCCGTTGTATTACCGGTTAAAGCAATTTGCCTGCATGACGTACCCGCATCCAAGTTGAGAGTACGAATTAAAGTACCAGAGTTAATCCCTAGAACATATATAACCGCGCCAGTTCCGCTATAAATATAATGCCCATCAAAACCCATGTTAATTAAGTTAAGCGATGAAGGGAGCGCACCAAATGACCGAACAATTTTATTATTCTGTGGATCTAGTTGAATGAATAAATCGTTACCAAAATCGGATATCCAAAGCAACCTACCGTCAAAAGCAATTGACGAAATGGTAGTAGCATCGGGTACTACCATTGATCTAATAATAGTCCCAGATGCTATTGACAGTTGATATAAAGTAACAGCCGCTGAATCCAGCAGCCATAAACTTCTACCGTCAAATGCAATACCACGTGGCGTAGTACCTGGTACTGGTAATGTTCGAATTACACGCTCTAATACCATGAATTAATCCTGTGCCTCAAGATCAATAGCGACAGTAAAATCGCCA